ATTATTATTGACCCATACAATGAAATTGATTCAAGTCGTGAAGGAAACAAAAGAGAAGATGAGCATATTAGAGATTTAATATCAGCTTGTAAGCAATTCTGTAGAAGGCATGAGGTGGCAATGTGGATGGTAGCTCACCCTGCAAAGATGCAAAGAACTCAAGAAGGCATCATCCCTGCGCCCAGTTTATATGATGTTTCTGGTTCAGCGCATTGGAATAATATGTGCGATGTTGGGCTTGTAGTTCACAGGGATTTTGATAATGATGAAACAAGGGTTATTACGAGAAAGATTCGTGAGCAAGGATTATATGGCAATATTGGCGAAGCGTTTTTTAGATATGATTTATCTAGGCACGTTTATTCTGAAATTGATAAGAATGTCACTAACTATGACTATGAATAAATCTATTACTTACAGATACGTTCCACACAGTCAGGTCGAAGAATACAAAAAGTCTGGTTGGGTTTTTGAGTGTAAGATGATGGGAAATCATTCTGATTATGCTGTGATAATGAAAAAAACAAAAAAAATAGACACAAAAATAAAAAACTGATAAAGTTAATTATTCATGGATGCAATAAGAGCGTACAGTTCACAATATTGCTGATTGATCTCCGTGCTAAGTTGGTCGCTTGGCGCATAAGGGGGTAGGCAGTAGGCGGTCTATCCCCTTTATTTTTAACAGGAGTTGAAGTGAAGATACAAAATATTGAAATAAATAACATCAAACCATATAAAAATAATCCAAGAAAAATCTCACAAAAATCTATTGATATGGTCGCACAAAGCATCAAAGAATTCGGCTATCAACAGCCGATAGTAGTTGATAAGGATAACATCATAGTAGTTGGGCACACAAGGCATCAGGCGAGTCTGAAATTAGGTTTAACGCACGTTCCAGTAGTCATGGGTGATTTTACAGAAGAGCAAGCCAAAGCCTATAGGATAGCAGATAATAGAATCAATGAGGAAACAGGTTGGGATAGTAAGGCGTTACAAGAAGAATTAAATGCCCTTATGGATTTAGATATGGATTTAAATTTAACAGGGTTTAGTAGTGAAGAACTTGATAGTATGTTTTCAAAAGAAGAAATTGAAATTACTGATCCTATTGAAGCAATTGATGATAAAAATCACTTATTAAATGATGTTAAAATGATACAATTATTCTACGACCCAGAAAAAGAAAAAAGGTTCAGAGAAATTATTGACCTTATAAAAGACAATAATAATATAGATAATATATCTGATGCTGTAATGTATTGTGTTTTAAATGAGGGACAAAGACAAAAAGGTTAAATTATGAAATCAATTAAATTAGAGCCAATTATGGAAGAAAAAGATGCTGATGCACTAATTGGTTCTTTTTTAGATGAAAGTTTTATTAAATATCACATAACAGAAGATACTGAGGTATTTAAAGAAAATGGTGATTTGTTATGTATTCTTAAAAAAAATGTAGTTCCAGAACAAACTTTGGAAATGGCAAGAGGACCATTCAGAAAAGCTATTTCTCCTACAAACAACAGAGGTAGTGCGGCAGGTGATGTTTCAAAGTTATATAAAGTTGGTGATAGAATAGGTTCAGCAACCATTGGTGAAATTAAAGGTAATCAATATAGAGCTTTATTAAAAGATGGAACTTTGTCTAAAACAATGCACGCTATTCCAGTTGATAGTTCAGTAATAGGTTACATGGACAGATATCCTAGAATACCTTATTGCAGGACAACAGCTTTTTCACAGAAATATTTTAATGAATATAATCGTTGTGTTCCATATATAAAATGTATTGATGAAGTCTTTAAACAGTATGCACCACATAGATATAAAAAACAAAAAGGCATGGCTGAAGCATCATCAGAAGATTTTATCATTAAAGATACAGCTTTTACTACAGTAACAGTAAATAAAAACTTTAGAACTGCGGCACATAAAGATAAAGGCGATTTAAAAGAAGGGTTTGGTAATTTAGGAGTTATTTCTAGAGGAAAATATAATGGATTTTTAACAGTTTTGCCTAGATATGGTGTTGGTTTAGATATTAATCACGGAGATGTAGCCTTATTTGATGTTCATGAAGTCCATGGAAATACAGAAGTTGAGAAGATTAGTTATTTCGAGAGAATATCTGTAGTGTGTTATTACAGAGAAAAAATGATTTATTGTGGCAATAAACAATATGAATTAGATAGGGCAAAAACTGAGACAAAAAAGGTAGCTTTACCAGAAGAAATAGAAAAAGCTGATAAAATCAGAGAAAATATTTTAAGCTAGTGTGTGGCGTAATAGGAATAGTATCAAAAAATATTATACCAAAAGATATAATAAAGACCTTGATAGTTCAATCTAAGATAAGGGGTAAACACGCTACAGGTATAAGTTATTTAGAAAACGAAAATATCAAAACTAAAATAATACCTAAAGAAGCTACATTTATGGATTTTTCAGACGTAAATACAAAATGTTTAATTGGTCATGCTAGATACAGTACATCTTCATTAGAACACAATCAGCCAATTTCTTATAAAGATATTTCTATAGTACACAATGGAGTAATAACACAGGAAGAAAGTAAGAATTGGGATAATAATTATGATTTCCAAACTGAAAATGACTCTGAATTTATTTTAAAAAGTTTTATAGAAAACAAGCACCCAATTAAAGAATATGAAAACGCTTCAATTTCTTCAATAATTATAAACAATAAAGAACAAGAAGTAAGTTTTTTTAGAAACGAAAAAAGACCTTTATATTATTCTGAAGAAAAAGATATGTATGTCATAGCTTCAACAAAAAATATCTTAATAAGAAGTAATTTTATAAATATAAATAAATGCGATTGTTGTGTGAATTATACTATTAAAAACAATAAGTTATCTAAATATAAAATTAGAGATATAAATGTTGATTTACAATGATTAGATACCTTAACGAAAATGAAATAGCTAATTTAATATCTGTTTCTTCAGTTGGGAATAATACAAAGTTTTTAAAAAATGCACATAACTTATGGTATAGATTTAAGAATTATGAAAAAAATCCTTGTATAGCACTATATGAAAATAATAATTGTGTTGCTGTAATATATGCAACATTCAGCGAAAAAACTAATTACACTAATCTTTATGAAATATGCACAATGCAGGGAATGGAGAAAAAAGGTTATGCAACCCTAATTTGGTCAGAATATTTAAAAATAGCTAAACAAAAGAATATGCAAAGATTAAAAATATCATGCACTCCAGAATCTATTGGTTGGCATAAAAGAAATGGTCTTGTTTTTTGGGCAGTAGACAAGCAAGGAAGTCTTAAATCTGACCAGCCCATAAAAAGCACAAGAGAAGAACAGATACAGTTAAGAGAAAAGGCAGTAATAGACCCAAAGATTGTAAAGCCTGACCAAAAATTATGTAATCAATTTAAAAATGAACAGATTGAAAATGTTAAATTAAATTCTAAACAGAGTATAAGAACTTATAATGCTGTAAAACAAGTAGGTGAATATTATCTAGGAAAGTATTTATGGACTACAGATTAATACAAAATAGGAAAGAAGCATTTGCTAATTGGTATTATTGGTCATTAAAGTATAAAGACTGTGATCCTGCAATATGGCTGTTAAACTATTTATTTGGAAGATTTGAGCATAATCTTGAGCAAAAATATTGGATTGCTTGGATATATGGCACTACATATCATTTACCAACAGCTTGGGTTATATGGAATGAATTTCCAGACTTTGAATTAGTAGATTATGATAGGCTAAAATATTGGAATGATAAAAACTATTCAAGGCTAAGATATCAAACAGACACAAAATATAATAAAGGGTATTTGCCACAACAATTTGCAAGTTATAAAAAGTGGATTAATCATAATAACCCTAGTGGAACTCAAAGAGATAAGTTTTATATATACAAAAGAAAAAACAGTTTTAATTATCTATTCCAATCAATCGCACAGAATCTATATAAATTTGGCAGGTATTCTACATGGTTTTATATGCAAACACTAAAGCAATGTGTTGATATTAATTTAGAGCCTGCATCATTAAAATTAGAAGATTTTAGTGGAAGCAAATCTCATAGAAATGGTTTATGTTATGCAGTTGGTAAAGACGAATGGATAAATCAAAAATTATCTCAAGATGCTATAGTATATTTAAATGAACAAGCACAATATTTTCAAAATAAAATGAACTATATGGGTGCAAAAACAGATTTATATAATTTAGAAACTGTTTTGTGTAGTTTTAAAAAGATATTTAGAAAAACTAATGGGAGATATCTTGGGTATTATTTAGACAGACAAGCAGAAGAAATTAAAAAAGTAGAAAAAGATGGTTGGGTAGGAGTAGATTGGCAAGTATTTTGGGATGGCAGAAAAGAATCTTTGAACGATAAACTTTATATATCAGAAAATATTGATAAAAGTTTATATCCACAATTTCTAGAAACAGGTAACTTTATGAGGGAAGAATGTCCTATTTAATGGCTTTAGGCGGCATACCTGCAGTCGGAAAAACTACAATAGTAAAACAATTCTTTTGTAAATATAAAAATTGGAAGTCATTCAAGTATAAAAAGCTATATGGACATTATAATGCGGAATTAAACCTAATTATATTAGGTAAATATATAGAAAATGAATTGTTTTCTGGAACAGATAAACTTTCAATGGCAGTACAGCCTGACTTTGAAGAATTTATTGATAAAGACAAACCACCGTATAATATACTATTTGAAGGCGATAGGTTATTTAATATAAAAACCTTACAAAAGGCAAAAGACAACATGACGTTACAGGTTTATATAATAACTAGTGATAATACTGTTCAAAGACATATAAACAGGAATGATGCCCAATCTGACAAATTTATCAAAGGTAGAGTAACAAAAACAAATAATATCAAATCTTATTTAGATAATAATTACATTACTTTGATTAATAATGAAGAAGCAGATATAGAAAAAAACTTTGCGATTATAATAGATAATTATAATAATTTTCGTGGTATATAAAAAAGATGTCAGAAGAAAATAAAAATCCAGTAGGCAGACCAAGAACAGAAATTGACGTTGAAAGGTTGCGCAGTATTTGTTTACTTAACTGTACTATGCCAGAAATAGCCGCATATCTTGAGATACCTCTCAGAACACTTGAAGACAAAGTGAAAGAAAATCCAGAGTATCAAGCCATTATAAAAGAGGGTAGGGAAAGGGGTAAGCTATCAGTTAGACGCAAGCAGTTTCAAATAATGGAATCGGACAATAGCGTCACGATGGCTATATGGCTAGGGAAGCAATTACTAGGGCAAAGAGACAAGCACGATGTTGTAACAGAGGATAAAACTGGTCAAAAACTTACAGAGGCATTTGACATTATAGCTCAGATGGCAAGAAATAAAGTTGATGACGAAGATGCCTGACGCTTCGATAGATGTTTCCAAAATCAAGAAACTAGAAGCCATAGCGCAAACGCTTGAAACCAAGGCAGAGCAAGCCGCTTTTATTTCATTTGTTAATTGGAGTAATACAGCACGAAAAAAACAGTTTACCCCAGAAGGTGATTGGTCAATATGGCTTATCTTAGCAGGAAGAGGTTGGGGGAAAACAAGGACAGGGGGCGAGGATATTGTATCCTATGCACTATCTAACCCAAATGTCCGTTGTGGCGTTGTAGCACCCACTAGAGGCGATTTAAGGCGTGTTTGTTTCGAAGGTGACTCTGGCTTATTAAAAATAATTCCTGATGAATGTTATGCCATCTCAAAGTCTGAGTCTTATAATAGATCTGCTATGGAGATAAAATTATTCAATGGTTCGGTTATACAAGGTTTTGCCGCTATAGAGCCAGACAGATTGCGAGGTCCACAGTTTCACAGGATATGGGCTGATGAGGTTGCCGCTTGGCGATACCCAGAATCTTATGACCAAATGATGTTTGGATTGCGTTTAGGTGATGATCCAAGATTAGTTATCACAACCACGCCTAGGGCAACGCCTTTAATTGTTGGCTTGGCTAAAAGAGAGGGTAAAGATGTTCATCTAACAAGGGGTTCAACATTCGAGAACTATAAGAATTTGGCAGAAACAGCACTCCAACAACTCAAAGATAAATACGAAGGCACAAGGCTTGGCAGACAGGAGCTTTATGCTGATATATTAGAAGAGCAA